CTCCAAGAGAACCACTTGATCCATTTAATTTTTCATCCACCACGATATAATCAAAATATATACGAGTACTTTTTGTAAATATCGGTGAAAATCGCACTACATTATTTGATACAGTAAAGCTGTATTGACTCTTACGAATCATGTCATTGACTTCGATTGCTTGAATACGGAGAAGATCTTCGTATGCTGGCATCATCACGAATGTCACCGGCGGTGAATATCCGTCAAATCCAAACTCACTCATCAAGTTCGTTAATCCAAGACCAGTAGTTGCAAACGGATCATAATACCGTGCAATTGCGGGTGGCATGTAATGATAGATGCGACGGATTTCTAATGCACGTCCACTTTCACTAACATCGGCCCATACTTGTTTTAAATCATATGATTGTGTATATGCAGTTGCATCAATATATCCCTTTTTAATTTCTACGTTACCACCACTTTCTGCTTCTGTTCCATATTGAGCAGATAACTTAACTAATTGTGGAAGTGGGGTTGATATAATATTACGTTGTGTAATGTTGATACTCGTACTCATTCCTTGTACAGACAACATGTGTTCACGTGCATTAAATTGATTTACTTGATTACTATATGTGGTAACTGCCTCTTCTAAACACGCATATATTTGTTTATGTGTAAGTTCAACATCTACCACTGGATATCCTAGCCGACGAGCAACAAATACTGCTACGTCGGGTGCTTCTGTTTGAAATTGTTGGTCAGTATCGTAGAATCCAAAGGGAGTTATTCCGTTTGGATTCACTCTATTTTCTTCAAATACGATTGGTTCACGATTCTGCATACACGCCCTCTATTAGAGACATATATAAATATCAAATTAATTGATCTAAAAATAAAAAGGGGTGACCTTTCGGCCACCCCAATTTATTCTGTTACGGTTAGATCTTAGACGAGGTTGAGCTTGTCGATGTAGATCTTGGCGAAGAATTCTGGGCGAACGATCTTCTTGGCGTAACGTGTCATCACGCCACGGCGTGGTGTGAAGTTTTGTGGATCGTACACGAGTGGTGTCATGATCAATGGAATGTATGGGGCATAGACTGCACCAGTTTCCAAGAATTGTGAACCACGGAAGCCCATGAGCATTACGTTTTCTGTCATGTATGGGTTCTTGTATACGGTGAAACGGTTTTGGAATGAACCAATCTTGGTGATTCCAGCTGCAAATTCTGCCTTGTCGCCATCTGTTCCTGCTGCGAAGCCAGGGATGGTTTCAAGAATTGTTGCAACCGTTGGTGAAACCACTGCAAAGTTTGCACCACCACGCATTGTGAGTTGGTGGATACGGTTACTGACCTTTTGCATCTTTTGACCAAGTGTTTGGTACCAAGTCATGTTTGTCCATGCTGTTCCACTGAAGGATGTTTGTGCAAATGCTGAACCGTTCCAGATTTGACCAATTTCTGCTGACCAGTAATCAACCGTTGGTGCTGCGTTGATTAACATGTCGAGGATTTCAAGGTCAATTTCCATTGCAACATAGTCTGACAACATACTGGTCAATTCTGCTTCTGCATCAACTGAGTGGTATGCGTTCAAGTCTTGTGCAAGTTCTGGTGACCATACTGCCTTCAACTTACGTGTCTTGGCAACGATGGTTTCCGAACGAAGTTCCAAATCAATTTCTGGAATGTTGAGGTCTGTACCGTCATCAAGACCTGTTCCTGTTCCACTACCACGGATTGGATCACGATCTTCGAAGTCACCACGGGCACTGTCAATTGGTTGCTTACTATATTGTACACTGTTAATTTGCTTTCCTGCGGCAACTGCTGTGTTAACAATGAATACAACGTTTGTACCATCATACTTCGTGAATTCTGGAAGTACGAGTGCTCCGAAATCAACACCTGAACCACTTGGTACGAATGAACGAATTGAAAGAAGATCTGGTGTGGTGAAACTTGCTGCTGAAACTGTGTACTTTGCCAAACTTCCAGTTGCAACGAAGTCTTGGTTGTAGTTTACATCAGCAAATGATGCCGAAGCAGGTGCTGCTGTTAAACCAGTCAATGATGCGTTGTTGATGGTGTATCCAAAACGTCCTGGTCCATATAAGCCACCAGTTGTATCGTTTGTGAATCCGCCCCACTTTGCTTGCCATGAACCAGTTGTACCAAAAAGTGATTGGTTTGCTGTTTGGCCGTTACGTGTGTTGCCATACTTGAAATCCATGTAGAATACAAGTCCGGCTGGGAGGTTCATTGGTTGGACTGAAACGAAGTTCTTTGCTGCAATTGAACCGAAAACCTTACGAACTAATGGAAGAGCAACGCCTGCCCATTGTTCACCAGTTGCACCGGCTTGGTTGGTCTTGGTATTTTCTTGCAAGAGTTGTGTTGCTTGGTTTTCAAGCATTACAGCCATACCTTGCTTTTCATATCCCTTCAAGCCTTCTAGAAGACCTGAACGTTCCCACTTACCTGCTAGTTTGCGGGTTTGTTGGATGACGTGCTGATGAGCACTTCCCGCTTCGTTGATAAAATCTTGTACATCTGACATAATGGTAAATCTCCTATAGTATTAGATAATTCCTGCTAGTTCTTGTAAACGACGGGCTACCGTATTTTCTACGATAACTTCTTTCTTTGGTGCTGTGCTTGGGGTTGCCTTGGAGGCAAGTCCTTCTGCGACAATTTTCTTACGGGATGCGTTGAATGTTTTTGCTGCAGTTGAAAGATTTTCAACTAATGCTGCATAAACAAGCTTCACTTCACGAACCGTTGTTGCACGGTCGAAGGATTCAACGATACGAACCTTTTGTTCGTTTGTTAAACCTTCTTTACGGAACATCTTATTTGTGAAGAGTAACTTTGAATTCAACAAATTCACTTCTTTTAGGCTCTCACGTAGAGTATTGATAACTGCACGATGTTGTGCCAATTCTTTCTTGAGTCCCGCAAGTTTAGCAGCCATTTCTTTCGTCTTATCTGAACCACCATGTGCTTGTGGTGCTTCTGGATCTTCGTCGGCTTCAAGTTCTGCAAGAATTGCTTCAAGATCAAGTTCTTCTTCGCCAGCTTCCATGTCATCTTCATGAACAGGTGCTTTTGCGTCAATTGATGGATCTGCTGGATGTGAACTATGTGTTACTTCATCCTTCTTCATTTCTTCCCCGTTCTTTGCTGCAAATGGGTTTTCTTTCTTCTCTGCTTCCGGAGCCTTTTCAGCTTCAGGAGCTTCTTCTTTTTCTTCTGCTTCACCTTCGTGTTCTGCTTCGGCAAGAGCAGCAATATCTTGTTCTAATTCCTTGATTACTTCGTCAAGGTCAAAATCACTCTCGGACCAATCATCATACCAATCTGTGTGACTGTCATCTACATTTTCACCGCCATCACCGATGCCAGTTGTGTCGAATGCATCTGGTGATGGTTGCTTATTGTCACCAGAACCAACCGTTGATGAGTCTGCTGGCATTTCACTTGATCCTTCTGCTTCTGCATCTTGGAATGGAAGTTCTTTTGCCGATTCGTCTTTTGGTTCACCTGATGGGATTGCTGCAGTGTCTTCTAGATCATGTCCTTCTGCTTCAACACGAAGACGACGAGCAATCATATCACGAATTTGTGGGGTAATTGCTTCTTCTAAAACAAGCTTTGCATTTGCAACGGCAGTTTCACGAACTGCTTCTGCGTCGGCAATTGCTTCCTTTAAAAGTTTATTGGTAATTTTTGTTGCCATATTATGTTACTCCTATAAGGATTATGAACAGATATTAAGATCTGTTATTAAAATGTAATAAAATACCACCAATATTAAAAAATTAGTGTTTTACTATTATAAATATATAGTTAATTTTTTAAAATATCAATTATCGTAATGTTTTTGTCGTGCTGCTCGTCTTTCTTCACGTTTCCGACGGCGCAATGCCTCTTGGCGTTTAAAAATACGCTTCTTAGAGGGTTTGAGAAAATGTTCACGGTTTCTGAGTTCTTGGATTAACTCTGACTTCTTTACCATCTTGGTAAACTGTTTTAATGCCTTTCCTAGTTCGTCTTTTCCTTCGTTGACCTTTATGTACATCGAACCCCCTTAATACGTTAATATTTTATATGAAATGGCAACCATTTCGGTTAATGGTTTTTGTAACAACACAGTTTTGTTATGTTCATTTAACTTCTTGAGTACAGTTGTAAGCATTTGAGCAGTAAATATGTCTACCAACTCTCCCTTCACATGTGCTGGTGTTTTTGTATCGACGATTTCTCGCAACGTTTCTTGAATATAAGTTGGTGAAGTAAATACAGTTTTTACTTCGTCAATACTAACACGAGAAGACGCAAACTTTTTTGCGTCTTCTGGCGAAATACTTTTGGCAATTTTTTTAATCGTGTCGTTCACCTTATCAGCAGAAATCTTTCCTGTTTGATATGCGTGAACTACGCCAAATAATTTTTGTTGTTGCTTACTAACTGCAGGCATGTATTAGTCCGTTTTTTTCTTACGACCACGTGTCTTTTTAACCTTTTCTGCTACAATTTTTGCAGTCTTCTTAGTCTTATTGGCGACCGCTTTTACATCAGCAACGTTGACTACACCGTCATTATTGACATCTGCTACCTTTTCAACTACAGTTTCTACTTTATCTTCTACTTTCTTTGCAGCAGTTGCAAGTTTATCAGCAAGTGGTTGATTCATATCTTTGATAACAAACCACGCAATAACACATGCAACAACAAGTACTACCAATAGTAATAACATATAATTCTCCTTATTTAACTTCGCTTAAGAAATCGTGAACCAACTTATCAATTGTATCATACGGGCTAACAATCCTGGACTGTACGTTTTCCGTAATAAATGCCCCAATTGTTGATGGATTACTAACAATATCAAAACAAATTAACGCAAAATCTTCTTGAACTTCCACGGTGTTTTCACCCATTTGTCTCACTGAACCCATTCCACGAGATGAGATGCCCAACCGAATATTATTTTTAATAAGTTCTTTAACAATGTTGCCAGTTGGCGTAGTGAGAATTTCTACATCACCACGAACGTCATCACCTTCTGTCCACAAACCAACCACGTTGCAACATACGTTCTTCAAATTGACTACAGGACTTTCTGGATGATCCAGTTCACCTAATGCACGCCGACTGTCTACGAAGGTTTTCTTGTAGACTGCTGCTTCACGCATCAGAATTTCTTTTGGATAGACACGACCATTTTGATTCTTTGCATTAGCACGTTGTAGTACAACGTTCTTTAAAATAAACGGTCTATTCCCGTCTAGTGCTTCCGTCAAGATATTACGGTCGTAGTGTAATTCGGTATATTCACAGAGAAGTCCCATATTATCCTCGCATCTCACGAAGGCGACGAGCCATTTCCATGAGTCGTGCTTCCAGTTTAGTCATTTGATTTTGTGTTCTTTTCCATAACGTTTCGTTACTAATCCCATATTCGTTTTTTAAACGAGTGTTATAATGTAACGCTTTTTCCATCAACTTTAACTGTTTGTTGATTTGCGAAATGGCTTCCCCAATCTTTTGATGTGGAAGTTTCGTTGGATCATTTCTATAAGCATAATAATTTTCGTTTAACTTATCACCCTTTCCCGTTGCTTCTGTACCACGTTTGGTTAACGTATAACCGATACGTTTTGCCATTTGTTTAATGTGATTCGTATTATTATGCTTATCACCAACAAATGCGTTGGGTGTTAGATATCCAGCCACACCAGCAGTTGTACTGATTTCATTTAATTCTTGTTCAATTAATTCCCGAATCATTTCACGAAGTTTTTCTTCTTTATTCATATATTAACTCAACGAATCAAGTTCATGTGAGATTTCGTAGGCAATTAGTAGTGCGGTAATGTAATTATCTTTCGTTGCCGTTTTTGTTTGAATATTTTGTAATTGTGCAGTTACTTCATTTATTTTAATTTTCGTGACATCATTTTTTATTTTGTAAATATTTTTCTTGATTCGTTGAGTTAATTCCTTTGCTTCTTGAATTACATATGTTCCAAACTTTTCAAGATCGGTTCCGTTGTTAATATATTCACGCAATAATGTTTTTTGCTTATCACTGAAATTACTATATTTTTCATTAAATCTTTCCAATAAAAACTTATACGAAAGATATCGAATTTCTTCTGGTTGTTCTTTTAATACTTCCGAATATGTGCTTTCTTTAATAATCTTTTCTTCTTTAATTTCACCCTTCAGGTGTTCTACTATAACATGTCGAGCATTCACCATTTCATTGATTTGCATGAACATGGAGGGATCACTATCAGCACGTGTCATGGACTCAAATAATTTATAAATTGATGCATATACTTTATATGATGGAACTCGTCCTGCCATAAATTGCTTCAAATCACAATGTTGTTTTATTTCTTTAATTAAAAGAAATTTTTGTGCTTCTAACATCTTTTCATTTAATGTCTTTCTTTTTGTCAACACCAAATCTAACATGTCAATTGCTTTAGTTTCCGACAACTTATTGGCATTAAAAAATGAACGATATAGTTGGAGTTCTTTTCCCAACTCAGACTTAGAGTGAAAATGTTCTCGCATAATTCTAACAGCAAAACTATCCGATTTGCCATCAAGCACGTCTGATGCTACTTTTCTGACGAGTAATTCAAATAGAATGCCGGTGTTTTTAATTTTGTTGTGTTTGATGTTCATATGTTATCCGTATTAGACGAGTAAACAACCACCATATATAAGTAAATATCTTGAAACATCATTAACCTTCTGTTTCTATGTTAGTTATACTGGTTTCTGTTATCATTTGCTTATATTTACTAATTCCTTTTCGTTGTAAGGTATCCAAAAAAGTTTTAGTTTCATTAGAAAGAGTTCTTTTAACAGACTTTTTATTTTCTTTGTGACCCAACGGATCACGTCCAAGTGGGTGTTTATCCGTGGCAAATTTCAATCCTTCTTTTGGCCGACCGCCTTTATTTTTTACTAAAATTTCTTCTAATTCAGATTCATCATCTTCCATATCTTCTAGATTTGCCAGAATTTGATCAACATCATCAATTTGTTGTTCTTCAGCATCGGCGGGTTCTTCTCCCGGCAAAGGTTCTTGTGGAGGTTCTCCCTCCGGCGATACTCCGTCTGGTGCCATACCGTCTTGACCCGGCATGGGTGGTTGTTGAGCTGCAAGTTGTTCTTGCTGACGTTTGACATCTTCCATAATCTTTTCACGTTCTTTGGCAATTTCTTCATCAGACATTTCCAAAATATTATTGTATACCCAATCTTGTGACAGAAGAAGTGCTTGACCGCCCGTCATATCTTTGGCAAGTGCGAACTTTTCTTTCCAAATATTAATCTTTTCTTGTTCATACAACGTGGACGGATTGGTCAATGACAATTCAAAATTGATCAACTTCTCATCAGTAAATCCTTGAACATATAAATGAATAATAGCAATTTTGGTGAGTTCCGAAATCATGATACGCTGAATACGTTCAATAGTACGAGCAAAACGAACGTCTTGTGCAGCTAATGTTGCCTTACCATTGATATCTTCTTCGTACCCGATAAACGACTTGGGTACCTTAAACGCCGCAAGGAGTTTCTTACGGAGATATTCAATATCTTCAATAGCATTGAATTGCAGACCTTGCATGGTTTCAATTTCTGTCCCACTATCTTTTCCACGAACTGGAAGATAGAAGTCCTCCGTAATATTCATCATATTATAACGAAGATTATAGTCACCCGTCTTTGGATCTACTAACGGAATTTTCTTCATTCTGTCAATGATCCGTTGCATGTAGGTTTCCACTTCTGCGGGTGGAATATTTCCTATATCAATTTTGAACTTCCGTTTATCTGGTGCTCTCATGATACGATGAATTAACATTGCATCTTCCATGAGTTGTAGTTGTTTCCATACACGACGACCGCCTTCAATCATGGCTTTTCCGTATGGGAGGAAGTTGGTGTCGGCTAAAAGTCTGAAGTGGGCAATTTCGTAATTGTCAAATTCTGTTTTTCCAAGAGCCAAGAAATCATTTTGAATGCTGAATCGCACTGAGAATGGGTTACCCGGTTCTTCGCCTTCTACACGAATCGTTTCGTAGACAGATAATGGGATAGCATTAACGATTCCATATTCAGGATCAATATCTAAAAATAAAAAGAAATCCCCATACTTTGCCATGTTGCGAATCCAAGGCCAGAGATTAAACTCGACGTTGAGGATATCGTAAAACAAATTATGAAGAATTTCTTGAATTTGGGTGTCGTCAGTTTTAATCGTAAGAATTCGGTTAAATTCGTCTTTTACCGTACTTTCATCTGCATAAATGTCTAAAATAGAGGCGACAATAGGATCATTGTCCATCATGTCATAGTCACGAAATAATTGAAGACGTGCGCCTTGAAACGCTGCCGCCGCTTCATATCTTCCATGTGCAGATCCATATCCACCGGTACCTGATTGGTATACACGGTGGTAACGATCTACACCACGACGATTAACAAATGATTGGATTTGATCAGTATCGGCAATACGTAACTTTTTTCCCCCAACGTTTCGTACGATAGTGTTCGTAGAAAAAAGTTTTTTAAGTCTGCCGAAAATACTAGTGTCTGCCATAAAACCTCACTTAATATGTTAATACTTCGTCAAGTGCTTTAACTGCCGTTGTGCAATCAATTTTTTTATCTTCGCACACCTTGACCACTTCTTCTTTTAATTCATTAACTTTTGCCTTGAATGCTGCTTCCAATATTGCCCACTGGGTCATACTACTCTCTGTTCTAATATAAGGGATTGTATTCATTTGGGAAGCCATCATATGCACTTCTGTGCACAATTCCATCAATTTTTTAGTCTGAGTATCCGTTAGTTCTGGATAGAGTTTTTCCATGATAGCTTGAATTTTCATCAAGTTTACCCGACGTGCTGTATTTTCCATCAATAAATCAGTAAGACGAATCATTTTATTTCTCCACGTATTGTTTCAATTTTGTATAATAATCGGGAAACTCTCGGAGATGTGCTGCGGCAATCATTGCTGTTTTTATAAGACTACCATCTGTCACATCTTGGTGTTCCAATTCCACATTCATTCCCAAAACAAATTGATTAAAGTCAAAATTATATCCCATTTGATCATAGATACGTTTTGCTTCTTCCTTACTAATATAAGTATCCCCGCTCACATACGGAGTATCTTTTTTTACTTCTGCTTCAACCAATAAGTTACGAAGGCGGATCATCTTACCACTTACGACACGACCAATACCGTGCCTTTGTACGTGGACCAGGATTATCGCAGTTGTGACGAGCACGAAATGAACGACGACGAGCTGGATTGGACTTTTTAATTTTCATGTTTGGATCGCCAAAATTGACCTTTTTGACGTTTCCTGTGGAGGGGTCTTTTACGAATACTTTGAACTTCTTGACATCACCTCGCATTGGCTTTCCAAGAGATACCTGTCGTCCTTGGTATTCTGCTTCTTCCAAATATCCTGCTTTTTTATTTTCTAAAATATATTTGGCAAGACATGCTGGGCAGAATTGACCGTCATATATACAACTTTCGTCGATTGGGACGCAGTTTGGAACTTCACGACCATCCTTTTGTTTCATTCCAATCATTTCATATCCTTTCCAACACGGACCTTGTTTTTCATCTATACAACCTTCACATGTATCATCTTCATTGTATGTGTCAAAGTCTGGTTGTGGAGCGTTAAACATATCACCAGTAGGCATAATAATTCTCTACTTTAAAAATTTAAGTTTATAAATTGTTGAACTAATTAAACCAGAAATTTCATCTACAGTATTATTTAATTCACCATCCTGTGGAAGTTGTCCACGAATGCCGTCTACAAATTTTTGTAACCCGCCAAAATATTTTAACGCAGAATCATCTTCAAATATTTGAGTTTGCATGACGTATCCACGTATAATTCCATATCGACCTTGGGCCATTTCTGCATACGAATCAATAAGGTCCACAATCCCATTATAATAATCATCTAATGCCTTATGAACAGCAAACGACGGAGTTTGTAAATGAAAAATGTGTGCTTGCGTACGGCTTGACATCAATGTCCCAAGAAACTTTGCAATCTGTTCCATATTACTCACTCTTATGGGATTTATATCCCTTAGACTTCATATAATATGCCATTGCCCACGGATTATCAATTTCTTTATGTTTCTTCATTGCCTTGACGGTTCCTTCCCAACCTTCTGGTGCCTTTTCATTCATAGGTTCTTGTGGTTGATCTGGTTGTGGTTGATCAGGCTCATTTTGTTCATGATAATTATTTGCTGCTTGTGACAAGAAGTTTGCTGCGTTCGTAATATGATCTTGAATCCATGCCGGAATATCTTTTTCTTGTTCACCAAGTTTAGTCTTTAATTCGTTTGCATGTTGAATAATTGCGTCCAATGAATTATTTGCCATTGAAACTTCATGGTCATTTGACGGCTGGGGATTATCCTCTTCGTTCATATTTTCGTAAAATGGTTCTGCGGCGTCACCTCCCCACGTACGCATGGCTTTCCAATGATCGTATTCGTCATCCGTATCAGGATTGAATCTTGATTGTTTAGAAGTTCTCGTAGGCGTAAATGTTCGTGCTGGTCTTGCTGGACGGGCTTGTTGTGGATTCTTGGCACGTGCGTAAATTTGGTCTGCTGCACGACGAGCCGGAGATCCCTTTGGATACGTTTGTGGACTACCGTAGATGGATTTTAATGTTGCTTCATGGTCCTTTCCATCCTCTCCCCGCCACTTGACCATAGTTGCCATTAATTGATTGCGTGCAGAATCTTCGTCAACGTTCTTAGAAATTGCATCACGACGATTCTTTAAATATTCATCAGACTTGTCAGTATCTCCGTCATTATCTACATCCGAATCTTCTTTTCCTACTGGATCCAGTGCTTCTTCAATATCGGCAGTACTTCGTAATGTTTTTACTGGACGTAAGTCTACCAACCCTGTCATTCTAATCATTTTTTCTCTCCACTCTTAATGGCTTGGTGTGATGCAGCTGCCCACAAATAATCTATCCATTCACTACCGTATTTCTTTTTAAATTTAGCAACTACCTTTTTATCTTTTTTCATTGCATTACCTATTTTTTCTCTACGTGCAATTTGCGATCCATTCATCCGACGACGATTTTTTCTGTCGTATGGTTCTGGAACGGATTTTTCATCTAATACATGTTCATTCATAAGACGTTCTTCATGTAACGTCTTATAAATTTCTTCTATAATAATTTCTTCTAGTTCACTACGCTTCATACACATCTCCGTAGAGTAGATAAAGTATATCAATATATAAATATAACTCTGTTTCCTAATACTACAAAATTAGCCGAGCAACCAACGAATATCCTCGGTCTGCGTATCACCAAGTGGCATCTCATATGGGTTATGGTCCAATCCCCCTTGTTTTATGGCAAATGGAATTGTATTATAAGAAGTCTTGTCCAACGCCATCTTAGTTAATTCTATTCCTTCCATTCGGAGTCTAAGAGCAGTGTCCCGAACCCACAACCCAATACAGAGGGCAAGTACCAAATCGTCGTTATATCCTTGTAATGCTTCGGGTCGTCCATTCTTCCAGATAAATGTTTCTAGTTCTGCCATCATACGTCCCGACCGAATGGTAAAGGAATTATCCAACATATATTCTTTTAGCCGTGCAATAATCAATGGACGGGTACGTTGAGAAATCATAAAGCCCGGAACCATATTTCGTTCATCACGATAATATCGATTAGTTACTTGATGTTCCACATCCACGTATTGCAGATCTCGTGACATATAAAACAGATTGCGATATCCCCGATCAATGATTTGCTGAATACAGTTCCAGCCAATAGAACTGTTGTCTGGTATTAATAATGCGTCATTATATTCGGTCGCGATGGACACCAACATGTTACCGAACTGCTTAGTTTCTACCTTCCCTTTATATTCTGCTACTTGGATAGACTTTTCAACGTCAATCACATGGAAGGTGGAATAGTCCTCGCCATCACCCCGTGCAACGTCGGCGCAGACCACGTAAGACTTACCCGCTAACGGATATTCCCAAATCCATAAATTTCCGTCAAATCCTTGTTTGGAGATTGGCTCTTGGACATACGTCTTTTTATAAAACTCAATAAGATCTGGTGGGATAACCGTATTACCGGAAAAGATAAATGATGCGTCATGTTCTTGTGATGCTTCCATTTCACCCATCAGTTCTGTCTGACGGTCACGCCATGCTTGATCACGTTCTGGATGGACTCGCCAATCTAACAGAATGGGATTGAAACTATTTGCTTTATTTTCTGCTTGTTGCCACATCTTATGGAAGAAATTACCAATACCGTTTGGCGTCGATAAGAGAATGGCTTTACCACCCGTTGATAAGGTACTAGATGCGGCTGTCCAAATAATTTCTGCGTCATCGATGAATGCCGCCTCGTCAAGAATGAGAAGAGACAGTGCTTCAGAACGACCCGCATCTTTACTACTAGCCACTGCTTTAATTTGCGATCCATTAGCAAATTGTAATGAAAGTTTATTATCAGTAACCACACTTCCTCGTAACCACACGGGAAGATTTTGATGCATGAATCGGACCTTCGTGACAAGGTTCTTAGCGGTTTCTTGTTTGGTTGCAATAACGAGAATATTCTTGTCTCGGTGGAATAATAACAGCCACAAAGAATATCCGGCAACTAATGTAGAAATACCGATCTGACGACCTTTGAGGACGATATTGTAATCATGATCATGAAAATCTTTCAGTGCATTTTTTTGATAATGGTACAAATCAAACAACATACGACCACGAGTCGGGTGCTGAATATAGGAATACTTAGACAAAAAATATGCAGGGTTAGCTGCACATTTCTTGTACTCTTGTTTAATAATTTCTTTTAAGTCTTGTGACATCTTACCTCCCTGCCAACCGATCTCCGATAATTACTCCTGCTGCAAACGAAACCAATCCAGCAGTCTTCTTACTAATCCATTGGCGTGGTGGTTTTGGCATATCAATTAGTTTATTAACGACCGTCTGTAGACTGTCCCCACGTTGTGTTGCAATTGCAACCGCACTATCTAACTTGGAAATTTTGAATTGTTGTGCCGTTATAATTTCTTTCTGTTGTCCAATAACCGATTCGGCATTAGACACTTGCTCTTTTAGATTGTAAATAATTCCTTCTTGTATAGAAACTATTTGCGCAGTGTCCTTCGTGACTTCTAAACTATCTTCCAACTTAGAAAGACTTCCTTTGAGAATAGATCGTTGTTTGTTAGTAACATCCACGGTAACAGTTAATGATGCTATTTGTTTATCTTTTTGTTGTGATTCTGCCGTTAGACGAATAACTATATCGTTAGTACTATCAGCAAATTGTTTTACAGTTTCTGCCTCCTTCTGTAACTTAGTGAACTCTTGTCTGAACTGGTTCAGTTTAGAATCACTGTTACATTGACCAAAACTAAATGCTGCGACCACTAGTACACACGCAAGAATTAGTTGCGTTGGTTGTGGCATCTTTGCAAAATCTTTTATAAGTTTTCTAAATGCATCAATCACTTTTTCCATAGTTAATCCTCTGCTTCAACTTCAGCAAGATGTTGTTTCATGTCAGCAATATCTAGTAATAAATCTGCTTTAATTTTATCTACATCAACATTCCATTTTTCAATCATCAAAATACGTTCACTATCTGCGTGAACGAACGACGGAGAAGAAATCGTATCATGATAATGTTGTAATTCAGCAATTTGATCTTTTAATGAAGCAATATAATTTGCTTTCATTATTTCTTTTTCGTATTCTTCCCACTTACCTTCTGCACGAAGTTTAGTTTCTTCTTTTATTATGCAATCAAAACATTTACCACGAATGTTCCAAAATTTATCGTCCAATCGGTGACTCATGGATTTCTGACACTCTGGACAAAACCACGGTGTTTTGGCTAGGTCTAACTTCGTGACATTTTGTTTAATACCATTTTTAATAGTCCATTTCTTTCCATCCAAATCTTCCCAAACATCACCTTCGTTTCTTTTTTCTGCAAGTTCCGGTCGCCAACCAACAACAATCCGTTCATCGGTTTTTTTCATTACTTCATTAATCTTACGCCGTACATTGTTTATTGCTTGATGATCTGCCATAATAACCCCTTAGTCATTTCTGTTTTTTGGTATACCTGCTCGGTTGGAAATTCCTTTCATGTGTTGACGAATAAACGCCATAGCTGCCTTATGAGCAGGATGTAATCTATCATAATCCATTGCGGTATCTACCTTAACTTGATTCCCCGTCTCAGGATTGGTAATACGCATTTGCATTAATTTTTTGAATAAATCTTTATTTCCAGACTTCTTTTGTTTTCCTTTATTTAAATCACCAGATGTACCATGTACATATGGAGACGGGTATGGATTACCGTGTCCTAATACTTTTACAGGTATTGTGTGTCCTATTGCAGCAAGCACCGACAATCTAGTATTTCCACCCAATAGATAATACCCATTAGTATGTTTAATAACAATTGGCATTGCTATTGGTTTTTTTGCCTTAATATCTTTTAATAATCCCGTGACATCTTGTTTACGACCTAACAGTTTCTTTAGTACCTGCATTTTGTTTTTTCCATTTAACACGTCAGGTACATCGCTATTTTCTAAATTATTTAATTCTTCAATAGTCAACACTTCACTAGGAGCGTTTTTAATAGCATCTTTCAAATCCGCCGAACTGTCAAATATATCTGGAAATGCTTTTAATGTTCTTTCGTTTTTAAAATATTCATCTGCTTCATTTTCCAAATCTTCGTCTGTATACTCACGTATAGATACATAGACTTTCAATTTACTAGACTTCGTATTTTCTACCAAGATTCCTTCTTGCTGTGACATTGCTTGTTGAACCATACGTTCCGCAGCTTTTCGTACAGGTTCATCTTCTGGATACTTTAATGCAGTTGCCACCAAGATATCCCGACCCGTTTTTGGATTTCTGACTTTTTGCCCTAGTACAGATTTAGCACGACCAAGTGCTTTTTCGTCAGGTTTTTTTCCACGTCCTTTTTTTGGCGTAGTTTCTGGTTCTGTGGTAGGTTTCTCTGGTTTACCGTGCATATCCGTTAATTTACGTGCCTCTTCTGCATCCGACGTTTTTTTGACTACTTTATCAAAAATGTTCTTGTCAAACTTACCATATATTTTAATAAAAATTTCTTGTTTTGCTCTATCCGTAATAGCTGGATCACCCATAACTGCACGAAGTTGTGTACCACTAATTTCTTTTCCATTAACTTCCAGATTTGGTGGAGGTCCAATCCACACATATCCTGCTTGTCTGTACCCTAACATTTTTTCATTTGGATCATATTTTTGGAAGTATTTACCACCCAATCGTTGGGCATCTTTCTCACCCACTGCAAATATTACAGGAGTTCCTTCGGGTAATTCTTTTGTTATTTCTATTGGATTGTATGGATTTTTTACCTGAATGATACGATCTTCTGGGATATCAAACATACTTGTCATGATTTCCTGTTTGTCACTGAACCCAAATGGCGACGTAATACTATCTTGCTTGTCTGAACTCACTACATACACGTTTTCCCTTCCAAACTTTTCAACCAATGCTTCATACGTCACATGATGTCCCGCATGATATGGCTGAAAACGTCCTGGATAGATGGCAATTGGTTTAGGTGGTTGTACGGGAGTTTCTGGCTGTACAGGTTCGTCTTGTGCTTTTTCTGGTGGTGCTTCGGTCTTTTGCGGCTCTGTTGATGAAGTCTCTGGTTTTTCAGGAGCTCTATCATATTTCATCGTTCCAATAATTTGATTTACCGGAGCAAATGCACCTGTTAGTTTATACGGATTGCCATTATATGTGAATATTAATCCTTCACTTGGTACCACGTTATCAATACCAAGTTCTTTTAATCTAGCCAGTTCATATTCTAATTTTTGTAATTTTTCAGGACCACCCGCTTGTTGTATGCCACGTACACTATCCGTAAATTCTTTTTTCAGTTCCTCTTCCATTGCAGGATTATTAGCTGATAGGAATTCCACAACACGTTTTAATGAGTATACGCCTGCCGATAAAAATACTTGCTCAACCGGTTTCACTGATTGTTTTAACATAGGTTTCAGATCATTCTTTTCAAATTCTCTAAACCATTCTTTCTTCTCGTCAGATAGATTTTTTACACCAAATTTTTTATCGTTATCAATCCAACGGGCAATAAGTCCAGCACGTTCTTGATTGGTGAACTTAAATCCTTGTTGACTTTCTATTTCGGTTAATTGTTCGTTCCACCATTCTTCCAAATAATCGTGTAATGTAGCAGATGGTTTTAAATTATATTGTGTGCGAAGATCTTCTAATTTTTGTGATAAACGAGTATATGCTTGTTGCATTTCTTCGGTGATTTGATCGGAAATGGCAACCGTACGTGGACCCGAAATACCAAACGTGCGTTGTTTATCTGCATTTGCTTTAGTTACGGCATTAGCAATAATTTGCCCATTTTCAGTGTTTTGAACACCGACTTTTTCGCCATCATCATCGTGTTCTAATGTACCATGAAATACCAACACTGTCTTGTCATATGGAATTACGTTACGAGTGCCTGGGTAAATAATTTCGGTACTCATCACTCGTCTACCGTCTCCAAATACTTGTTCAATTTCTTCAGGTGACAGTTTACTCATTGCCGCTTCAATATCTTCTGCTGCTTTAGCAAATGCGTCAGATATCTCACCACGTCCCGCAAACATTTTGGCTAATTCTTCTGCTGATAGTGCTTTTTCTGCACGATTTTTTAGATGTCCTTTGTTTCGTGCAAATACAACCTTTCCATCACGAATAGTGAACGCAATATTTTGACCGTCCATTTTTTCTACGACTGGTCCTTCCTTTTCTAAATTACCCACTAACGACCGACTAATCATTTCATCAAAGTCATCAAACGATAAATCTGTGTCCTCAAATGGATGTGCTAGATGTCCATGCGCACCACCTTCCATCAACAATCCTTCGGTCATAAAAATTCGTTGATTGATCTGACCATATTGACGGAGTAGAATTCCAGCAATTGCATTTGCGTTATTCTCTATGGGAGAACCCGTTGCACCATCAATCATTGGGTTGGTAATCAATCCCATTTCATCTTGTTTTCTATGTGCTAATTCATGCGCTAATGTCCGCAAAATGTCTGCCAACAATCGTCCTTCCACGACCACGTTGATTTGTTTGGTCATGGGATCATAATATCCCAAACTGGTCATGTGTTCTGATGCTGGAATTATGGCGACGGTAGGAAGAGTTTGTAATTTAAGTTTTTGTACGGCAAAATTCACAAACTCTTGGACAGTACTGGAAATGACATCTGGTGAATATTCTTCGTTTACTTTATCTCGCCCGTGATCTTTTTTAGCTAATCGTGCATTACCGTTTTGTGGTCCATTTGGATGATGCACGTCATGGTTCTTCATCTTTTCTTTACCATGTTTTTTGATAGCTTTTGCCCGGTCCCGATTACGAGCAACACGATCCTTGACCGTATCTTTCAAATATTTACGGACTTTCTCAGGATGTCTC